TTTATATATGTTATTCGTAATAGAATTAAACTGCCAAAAGAAAAAGCGATGTTTTTTTATACTAAAAATAAATGTATTTTATCAGGTAATACGACAATGATTGAATTATACGATAAATATAAAGACGAAGATGGATTTTTCTATATTACATATAGCGGCGAAAATTGTTTTGGATAAGGGGAGACCCCTTAAACCCCCGAACTACGTTTTAAATTGCGCAGTCAGGGTTTAATGATCGGGGTGTCTCCTTATGACATAATTGCGCAGTCAGGGTTTAAGGGACGGGAGTCCTTTATCATTATACCAGAATTGCACAGTCAGGGTTTAAGGGACGGGAGTCCTTTATCATTATGCCAGAATTGCACAGTCAGGGTTTAAGGGACGGGAGTCCTTTATCATTATACCAGAATTGCACAGTCAGGGTTTAAGGGACGGGAGTCCTTTTAATTTACCTTTTCTAGCCGAATTTTTCTTTTTAATGTCGTTCCATCTTCTATAAGATATAAATTAAACTTCCAACAACTATAGTCTTTTAACTCTTCTTTAATATTCACTCTAGATATAATTTTTAGTTCAGGGATATATACTGTATATTGCAAATATTTATTATCCCACTCAATTTTATCAAATACATAACCATCATATATTTTATTTAAAATACCCGAATTATTAACGCATAAATTTAATATATTGCAATCAGTTTGTATTTTTCTGATTGATCTCATCGTTGTATTTATATAATCTAGTCGATTTAACCATGTATTATAAAATGTTATCGCGTTAGAACTCATACTACAGATATTTAAGTTCTCTTGTAGTTTCATTATATTAAGTAAATCTACTAATCGCCGAATCGGAGATGTTATATGTATATAATTATCTAGCCCTTGCCCTATTAAATCATGACTACTTTTATTATCAAAATTTGAATATTGTCCAGTTGATGATTGCCAAATTTTGATAAAATTATATATTTCGGTAGATATTTCGGTAGATATTTCTGTAGATATTTCTGTCGCTTTAGATATATTTTCTTTTAATTTTAATGTTCTATATATACCATCTTTAAAACGACACATTAAGTTTGCACATTCATAATTCATTAATATCATTAGAAACGCGATTAAATCATGACTATCTTTTATTTCTTTTACATATTTATATTTATATTTATTACATAAGATTTTCGATTTATTTAAAATTTCTTGATATGCATTGTCGTTTTTAAGTAATTCAATTTCGTCATATCTATAATTTTTTTTAACTTTAATTAAAGCATTGCAAAATTTAATATTAGTAATACCGGTTTCGTCAATCGTTATATCCATGCAAAACGCAAATCTACTTTCATTTTCTAATAAACTACAAAGATTTTCAGATAACAAGGTAGGTAACATTGGACGTTTTCTATCTGGAAGATAGATTGTAGATATTCTCTCCGAAAATGAATTCCATAAGTCAAAATATTCCATTAAAATTGGTACATTTGCAATATAGACACTTAAAATATTATCTTTTATACTTACACCATCGTCCAAATCCATACTTCCTTTTGGGTCTATTGTAAAAATATAATCGTCTAATCGGTTTTCGATCATATGATTTTGTTTCATTATAGTTGTTATATATGACACGTTTGCGTTTTGTTTCATTTTATCATTTACTGTTTTAGTAAATTCTTTTATTGATATAGCCAAGTTTTTACAATATAATTGATATTCATAAAAACTCGATAAATTGGTAATTTCGCCCAACATATTTGTGATTACTCCAGTCGGGTGTTTATCTGTCCATTTAACAAATTTAAATAATATATATCGATTCGTAATATTTTTATTAAATCCAACATTTTTCTCTTCATATGATATTAAAAATGATGGTAATCGTTTATCGTTAGGTATACATTTATAATATAATTTATCAGTATTTTTATCTGATTGATTTTTATGACGCCCATATGTTTTTCCAATAAGTAATAATATTCCTGGGATATTCGTATCTTCTCTAATTGGAGAATGTATTATATTTAGGTCGGCATCTAATATATCACAATTAAAAAGTTTATTTTCTATAGGATTTAGAATCGTTTCGGGAGTTTCAATCGGCATCATGGTTTTTTCGTCATATAGAACCCAGTCACTATAATCAGAATTATTAATATGAATTTTATATTTCATTTAATGATAAGTAAAATATTATTTTAATTATCAATTTTAATTATTAATTTTATATTTTTAATTATTAATAAAGGTCTATATATATAAAAATGGTAAATTTACACATGCCTTTATTAATTAAAAATAATGGAGTAAAATATTTAAAGTATAATATTATTTCCACCCTTATGTTTGGATTATTATATTGGTTGGCCGATTATATACTTACAAATCATAGAAAACTGTCAAAAGAGTTACATTTTGGAGATTATACAGATAATAATCCAGTCAATCCATTTTATTATTGGTTATGGCATTCACTTATCACACAAACAACAGTTGGGTATGGCGGACCCATAACCTTTATTGGTGGTAATATTTCAATATTAAATTTTCATAATAATTTATATAAAATTTTTAATTTTGCACAATTACTTAGTGTATTTTTTATTCCTGCAATCTTTATGTAAATATAATAATTTTTATTTTTTGAATTTGTTAGATAATTATACTCAGTTATTGGTATATACTTATATAGTTATATAGTTATAGTTATATAGTTATAGTTATATATGCCAAAATTACAAAACAGTACGAGTCATTTAGATAGTTGGTTTACTATACATAATGCAGCATTTAATGGTAAGTATGATATATTATTAGAAGAATTAAATAATGGAGTAGACGTTAATTCAATAATGTATGATTTAAAATTTGAGTATAAACAACTTTTATATCCAACCGGGTTCATATGGTTAAATAATGTTACACCTATATATTTAGCAGCATTTAATGGTCATTCTCGTTGTGTTAAATTATTAATGGTACGAGGCGCTGATCCTACAATACAGATTGAAAATACGTTCAGTAAAAAATCATATAATGCGCTTGATATTGCATTATGGAATTTTAATTTAAATTGTTATAGAATAATGAAAAAAAATAATAATATTAAATTGGTTTTATCCTCAAGAGATTCAAATGTTGCATATACTGAACACAACTCTGATCAAAGATTCGACCAAATAAACTTTTAAGAAAAGTTTAATCAAAAAAACATTTAAGAAAAGTTCTTTTTAAAAAAGTTTGTTCTCAACAATATCATGTTTTATATTCTGTTTTTGTAAAAATGATACAAATAAATTTGGTAAAATAGCCAATGTATTCATATAAGTTCTATATTTAAAACTAACAATAGTTGATTTATTATCTTCAAATTTAAAAGAATACCACCAATACGCAGGTATAAATATGATTTTTCCTGGTTCTAATGTTACTTCCATACATTTAATTTTATCAAAATCATGTAAATATTTTTCTTGAACATTCCACGGATTTATTGATGATCTAAATTCCCAATTTTCATAATCTTTTATAGGATATAAATATTTTCCACTTTTTGGTGGACTCATTTTAACTTTTATTGACCCACTTAAAACCACAAAATAATTTCTATAATTCATTTCATACCGTAAAGGTGTTATATTATCTTTTGACCCCATAATATAATCGTATGTATAAGATGACATTAAATGTGGTCTAATAAATTCATCATTGGATTGTAAAGTTTTAATTAAACTGGTTTCTTCTAAAAAGTCACTATTATTTTCAGAAATGAATTTTCGGTTTTCATCTTCTTCAATAACTTTTATTCCATTATTTAATGTAATTGGCAATAATATATCAGAATTATAATTACTACTAGAATCAGAATAAGCATTTAAAACATTTCGTAATTTAATATCAAAGGAACTATAATTTTGCAGAATATTTACTCTACTAAGCGAGGCAAGTTTTTGAATATCATAATTAAATAGTATAGGTTGTCTTAAATTACATATCTCTTCTAGTCGTTCTTTGGACATATTCGATATTTCATACACTTCTAAATCATCGCTGGTTTTAAAATGATAATATATATGCAAATATAGAAATAATACTATACAAAAAATTAATATTATAATTATTATATTCATTAACAACTTAATATAATAATTTTTTTTATATTTTACTCATTATCTTCTGTAGGGGAAACCCCTACAACCCCCTATTTTCTTCTGTAGGGGAAACCCCTACAACCCCCTATTTTCTTCTGTAGGGGAAACCCCTACAACCCCCTATTTTCTTCTGTAGGGGAAACCCCTACGACCCCACTGTATCTTCTATCGGGGAAACCCCTACAACCCCCTATTTTCTTCTGTAGGGGAAACCCCTACGACCCCACTGTATCTTCTATCGGGATTTCCACCATATTTTCTGTGAGGGTTTCCTTTGTAGCGGTTTCCACATTCTCTTCTGTTTCTTCTAAATCTTTTGTTTCTTTTGTTTCTAGAAATTTATAAAATTCTATTTTTAATTCTTTAAGTTGTTCTATTTCATTAGTTTGTGATAATATTGTTGCTCTCATAGTTTGCGCTACCGAGGTTAATTCCGTGATATTTTTAGTTAATTTATTAATTGCTGTTTTTAATAATGTTATATCTGTATTAGTATTTTCTATCGTATTTATCATTTTATTATCAAGTTGTGAATTTTGTGAATTTTGTGAATTTTGTGAATTATTTAATTGTAATAATTCTAGATCATTCTTTGTTACTAAATCTTCTTTTAATGATTCAAAACTTTTTTCTAAAAGGTAGAGTTTATAATCATGATTCTTTAATAATTGTACAGGAGTAACATTTGCTGTAGATTGAGTATTTTGTTGTTGTTTTTGTTGTTGTTTTTGTTGTTGTTTTTGTTGTTGAGATGATTGTGGTATATTTGCCGGTTGGCTTCTACGTTTTTTTGCGGCCGCTAAAGATGCTGAATTACTCATATATGAATGTAATATACACTTTATTTCCTCATTATTTCCTCATTATTTCCTCATTATTTCCTCATTATTTCCTCATTTCCATTTTAATAGATTTATGCGAATTATAATTTACTAATTCTATATCATCTAACGAGTATTGATCAATTGATAAATGTGTATTCTTAATGTGTATTGTAGGGAATTCTAATGGAATACGATTTGTTTGTTCTTTTAAATTATCGATATGATCATCATATATATGGCAATTTCCTAAATAATATATAAACTCTGAAGCGATTAAATTACAGTGTTTTGCTATAATATGTGTTAATAAACTATACGATGCTATATTAAATGGCACACCTAAACCTACGTCACCACTTCGTTGATATAATGAGCACGATAATTTATTACCTATTACATTAAACTGCGCTAATATATGACACGGAGGTAGAGCCATTTCATTTAATTGTTGCGGATTCCATGCAGACATTACTAAACGTCTGGAATATCTCTCTTCTGGATTCTGTAAACTATCAATAATATATTGTAATTGATCAGTTCCTTTATTTGTATAATCAGTATTACAGTCTTTATAATCTGCATTAAAATGTCTCCATTGATGCCCGTAAACAGGCCCTAAATCATCAACTTCTAAATGTTGTAAATTTCGACTGTCTAAAAACTCTCGGGATGCATTAGCGTCCCATATATGAACATTTTGATTTCGTAATATATTATTATCAGTTTTACCATTTAAAAACCAGAAAAGTTCTTTAGCGCATGTTTTCCAGGCAACTTTTTTTGTTGTTAAGATTGGAATTGTATTATTGCTTAAATTAAAATGCATAGCGCTGCCATATACAGTTAATGCTTTACCATTTCTTCCATCAACCATTGTTCCGTCTTCTAATATATCTTTAATTAATGATATATATTGATATTCGTCGTGTTTGTGGCCATTCTCTCCGTGTTTTAAATTATCTAGGGCTTTTTTTAACATTATTTATTATATTTAATAATAATTCTATTTTTTTAATTTCTTTTTATAAATCATATGGATACACTTGGTGAATCGAATAATGATAAAATGGGATTTTTTAAATATGTTTTTAATTTTGATGATGATAATAAAAATATGTTATTAAATTTATTTCAATATTCATTTATATCTGTTCCGTTTATAGTTTTAATTTTGAAGTTAATGAATTATTATACACCAGAAGAAGACGATACTAAAGGAACTTTAGAAATATTATTTGAAATTATTACAAGTATATCGGTAATATTATTCGCTATTTGGTTTGTGAATAAAATTATTAGATATATTCCCACATATAGTAAAACAGCATATGTTGAATTTAACGAAATTAATTTTATAATACCGTTATTTATTGTTTTATTTACAATGCAAACTAAATTAGGCGCTAAAATCAATGTTTTAGTTGAACGTTTAGTTGATTTATACGATGGAAAAACGAATTTAAAAGAAGATGCAAAGAAAAAGAATGACTATAAAACAACACAACCAATTTCACCAACTCCGGGACATCAACCAAGTCAAGCCGATTTCTTAAATCAACAACAATCACAGCACTCACAACAAGCACAACAAGCAAATAATGTTAATTCTAATAATTATGTAAATACCGCACATACTCAACAGCAACAACATAATTTTAATAATGATTTTCAAGGACCGAATAACCCGCTAATGAATGCTGCTGAACCTATGGCAGCGAATGAAGGTACTGGTGGAATGTTTGGGGGGAGTTTATTTTAAAGGGGGAAACCCCCTTTAGAACCCCCCAAGCTACGCTTAAGATTATACCTAAAACATAGCTGGGGGTTTAAGGGGTAAAGTCGAAGACTGACCTCTCACCTTAAGTTTTAAAGATCTTTCACACCTTAAGTTTTAAAGATCTTTAAAACCTTAAGCGTAGATCGGGGGTTTAAGGGGTAAAGTCGAAGACTGACCTCTCCCCTTATTTATTAAAAAATAGTTGTTATATATATATATAATGTCTATTGTTGCTTTAAAAAGAAAAACAATGAATGGTAATCCACGTATGGCACCAATATCTGGTAATAATAATGGGCCTTTAGGGTTTGCATTAAATGGAACTCGTCGTATAACTGGTGTTGTAGGACAAATTAATTTAGCACCAAATGGAAATCGAGGACTTTCTTGTTGTACTAATGATTCTAATATAATTAAACGATCAGTAATGAATACAAAAGGTATGTTAAGTGTTAGATATAATAATTGTCCGGGTAGCTGTCAAAAACCGATTGTTCAAGAAACGGTTAAAACTCAAAACGAACATATTAAAAAATTACATATATCATGCCATAATCAAACAAACCAAGTATTACGTAGTCATTGTGGAACTACCGATTTAGACGAAACGAAATTTGCGTGTCATAATAAATGTAAAAATCAATTTATTGGTGGAAAAAATGTATTTAAAGGGGCTTATACAAAAAATCCACCTGGGGCTGTTTCACAATCAGAATATATTAATAATAGATATTTAAATAAAAATGCTTTTTTACTAGCCCCATGTGCCCCACATTTCCCACCCTCAATTAATAATAATGGATGTAATAAATATTATAATAATGCTGCTGAATATGAAAATCACACTGCTGAATATGAAAATCATGATTAATATCAAATATGAAATTTATTTGTATTCATAATATATATTATGACTACAAATAATACTAGTTTAACAATTGGCATAGTTGATCCAAGTAGTACTAAAATGATCGATTTATCTAATACTCAATATATATTAAATTGGATTGCTGGGGGGGGAAATCAGAAATATAGTGATTCTAGTGGAAATAATTTAGTAAAATCGTTAATTCAACCTGAGAATTTAGAATTACAATATAATATTCCGGATAATAAAATCAGTTTTTATTTTACTGATCCTTGTAATAATAATATTTCAATTCGTGATGCGCAAACTATTGCTAATAAAAACGTGCAGGAACCAGAATCGGGTGAAACGTTATATACATATCCTATGTCTAAAAATTATATATGTTTAGTATCTTCAGACGAGTACCAATCCAATGGTAAAAAATATTATAGAAATAATATTTATTTAAAACGAAAAAATATAAAGAATGGTCCTAATAATCCAGATACATCATTTAATGATTTTATATTAGCAAATTGTATTCCATACTTAAGTTTAGGAAATAATCAAGGAAATATTGTAAAACGCAATGATGATGTTACTGATGGTTCTTCTTCGGTTATTTTTTATGAATTCGGATTTGATATAAGTGGAAATTTAAGTAGAAAGAATTTATATTCAATTTCAGGAGCAGATCATATAACCGGTGATATTTCAAGAAATGTAAATAATTTATTTCCACCGATAAAAGACTTATCCCACAATTACACTTGGTTAGGTATAAATACTGTGAAAATATCAAATTCTAATTCAGGTATTAAATATACTACAAAATTTAATAGTCTCAATAATCAAGACGTAACGGTAGTAAATAAAGGAGTACAAAGTATAGATATATCAAATAACACATTAACTTTAATAGATACAATATGTCCTAACACTACAAATTTATTAAATGATTTAGGATTTAATAAAACATCATGGTTTTCATCGGGTCAAGATGTTAATACAACACAGGGACATTTTGTTGGTCAATTTGTATTTGATGAAAGCGCAAATGGTACAATGATATATCAATATTATTATTCAGAAAAATTAAGTGATAATTTACCAGATGAAACATCCCCATATAATATTTATTTTAATATTAGCGGCGGTAAATTACAATTTCCGGAACAATGGCCTGATATTATATTAGATATATCGAATGAATCTACTCTATCATCAAAATTACCTTGGGCACGTGAATCTACTGGAATATTAGCAAATATTTATGCTGATATATTTAAACAAGAAGGATTAAGATGGTATTATAATAATATAGAAAATACGGATAATGTACAGTATAAAGAATGGACCAATTTTAAAATAAATGATTTATCGTGCGCAAAAACTGAGTTGGGTAATTGGGCTTCCTTTAGTAATATTGAAAAAAATTCAAGAAAACAAATTTATGAACATGCATATAATAGTGTTATAGGTATTTTACGAACAAGTTTTCCAGCATTAAATGAGTCTTTTTCTATATCAACGTTCCATGATATTTCGAGATCTATATATAATAGTGATATAACATCGAATCAATCCACAATAGAATATATATGGGACACTTCTGCATCAATAACCGCCAATCAAACATACAATATCGTAAATTATCCTAAATTAAAATTTATAGCTTTTAATAATTTACAGTCTATTACAGCAGATAATATATTTTATAATAATAAATATATAAATCGTATAATCTTACCAGCATCACTTACTGATATATCTACTAATACATTTGCAAATTTAGAAAATATAAATACATTAATATTTATGGGAAACAAACTATCTAATTTTGAAGACATGTCTTTTAATACGACTAATCTAAAAAATATATATTATTCTGAAGGGAAAGATGACTGGATTGATACTTCATTAAATCATACAAATAATATCGGTAGTTTGGTAAATACTACAATATCTCCACTTCCATATAATAACAATAAAATAACAATAAAATATTAATAAAATAACAATAAAATATTAATAAAATAACAATAAAATATTAATAAAATATTAATAAAATATTAATAAAATATTAATAAAATATTAATAAAATAACAATAAAATATTAATAAAATAACAATAAAATATTAATAAAATATTAATAAAATAACAATAAAATATTAATAAAATATTAATAAAATAACAATAATCGGGGGTATAAGGGGTTCCCCCTTATATATATAATATATATGGATGATGCCGAAATAAAATATTTAGAAAAAGCAATAAATAATGAAAATAATGAATCTCTAGTAAATTTAACATTTGATAAAATAGAAAAAACTAAGAGAGAAATGTTAGATAAACTTCAATTATCTAAAAAAGAAACGTGCGAATTATTAAAAAAACTAGATAATTATAGATACGTAGAAGAAATAAATGAATTACAATATGGTAATTATTTACGTTGGATAAATTTAAATGATTCAGATAATTTAAAATTAGCAAATGGAGGTATATTATGTGAAATTAAAATCGACGATAATATAAATTTAGTTTTGAAAAATTTCATGAATAGACACTTTCAAATAAATATGGAAGAAAATCTATTATTTCAGAAATTTTCGGATCAAGAAATGGTTATTTTATACGCTCTTGAACATATTAACGAAGATTAAACCAAACAAACTTTAAAAACTAACTTTAGAAACCAAACTTTAGAAACCAAACTTTTTTAAAGTTTGTATATACATTAAAAAATATATATAAAGCATATTTACATATATTTTATATATGGCAGAACAAAAAGGACTAGCAATCGGTATTGATCTTGGAACCACGTATTCGTGTGTCGGTGTATGGCAAAATGACCGAGTCGAGATTATCGCAAATGATCAGGGCAACCGTACAACACCATCTTTTGTAGCATTTACTGACACAGAGCGAATCATTGGTGATGGCGCAAAAAATCAAGCCGCTGCAAATCCAACAAATACCGTATTTGACGCAAAACGTCTAATTGGTCGTCGGTATTCAGATCAAACAACTCAATCCGATATTAAACATTTTCCATTTAAAGTATTTGATAAGGGTGGCGATAAGCCATCTATCGAGGTTGATTATAAAGGAGAAAAAAAACAATTTTTACCTGAGGAAATTTCATCTATGATTTTAGTTAAAATGAAAGAAATCGCCGAAGCATATTTGGGTACTACAGTAACCGACGCCGTTGTTACTGTACCCGCATATTTCAACGATGCTCAACGAACTGCGACCAAAGATGCTGGTGCTATTGCTGGATTAAACGTTTTACGCGTTATTAATGAGCCAACTGCTGCGGCGATAGCCTATGGTCTTGATAAAATGACATCTGCAGAAAAAAATGTATTAATTTATGATCTTGGTGGTAAACAAATTCAATGTTATTAAATAACATAGTACTGCCTCCAAGTAAAAAACACACGGTGAATTGCTGGAAACTCTTTAAGTGCTGAATACCACAGTAAATATATTATATTATATTTACGAAGGTTTGATAAATTCAGTATATTAGACAATCAGCAGCCAAGATTTACATTCTGACGTAAATAAGGTTCAACGACTAATTGCGCCGTGATCAATTGTTACGTATCAATACTTAAAGACTAATATTTAAAACTATGTATGTATGTAAATGGATATAAATAATATTCAACTCCTAAAAAAAAATATAATATGTATAGAAAATAATAATTTTCTAAAATGGGAAAACAAGGATCTAGCCAAATTTAATATAGATAAAATTGTTCACAAATATTCCAATACGGGTATTCCACTCTATCGTTTTTTTTTTGATAATGAAGTAATTACAAGAAACAACCATTATATAGTATCTTATAAATGCATAAATTGTGATTCTATACACAAAGTCGCTTTAAATAATATAATAAGAAAAATTAATCGCAATATTACAAAATGTCGGATATGTAAAGAATTTGATGATATAAAACGCCAGAATCAATCAAAATTCATGATAGAACGCTTTGATAAAAATATTGAAATGCCTATAAAAATATGTAAACCCGAACCGACATTACTAGATAAGCTTATTTTAGATAAAATCGCGTTTGATGAATACGACGATGAATTTAAGGATAATTATTTCCGTAGAAATATGACGAATGGAGAGTTTGATTATTTTAAAACAAAAATTATTTCTATGCAAAATAAGAAGTTTAAAATAGATAATGATTTTATATATTATCCGATTGTAAGTATTAGTAATCAAACTCGTTTTTCTCCTTATTTATATTCAATATCTCGAAATTGTTTAGAAAAAATTCATCATATAGAAATCAAATGTGATAATTGCGATTCATATTTTATATCGCGCGATTTGCATTCACATAAAAATCGTATTAAAGCGCATTGTAAAGATTGTAATTTCACAAATAATGTATTTAAAATAAGAACATATCACAATTTATCTAATGAAAAAATTATGTATCAATCCAAATTTGAATTAAAATTTATACGATATTGCAATGAACACAAAATATATATAACAAATGGACCGAAAGTGGCATATAGAATGAATAATAAAAACTGTACTTATAAAGTTGATTTTGCTGTACCAAAAATCAAAACATTAATTGAAATAAAAGACAATCATATTTGGCATCGTGAACAAGTTAGTAGTGGTAAATGGTGTGAAAAAATAAAAGGAGTAGATAATTATATTATAACTAGTAGTATGTATTCTAATTTTAAAGTAATATTTCCAAAAAATTATGTAGTAGAAAGTAAAAATATAGTCGATAAGTATTGGTGTAAAGAAGAAAAAACAATTGATAAGATATAGTCTGATCTGTATAGAAATATACAGAAGTATAGATTAGTCGTCTATACGATAACATATTGGGTACTTTTGATGTTTCAATCCTTACCATAGAGGACGGGATTTTTGAGGTTAAAGCAACGGCGGGGGATACACATTTAGGGGGGGAAGATTTTGATAATAGGGTAGTAAACCATTTTGTACAGGAATTTAAGCGGAAAAATAAAAAGGATATTTCAGATAATCCGAGAGCAATGCGTCGACTTCGAACCGCGTGTGAACGAGCAAAACGCGCACTATCATCGTCGGCACAGGCATCAATTGAGGTAGATTCATTATTTGAGGGAACCGATTTTTTCTCTACTATTACTAGAGCGAGGTTCGAAGAATTATGTATGGATCTTTTCAGAGGAACAATGGATCCGGTAGAAAAAGTGTTAAAAGATTCTAAATTATCGAAAAATCAAATACATGAGGTTGTATTAGTTGGTGGGTCAACCCGGATTCCAAAAATACAGCAGTTATTGAGTGAATTTTTTAATGGAAAAGAATTATCTAAATCGATTAATGTAGATGAGGCGGTCGCATATGGCGCGGCGGTACAGGCGGCAATTTTAACAGGCAATACGTCATCTAAAACTGCAGATTTACTATTACTAGATGTTGCACCATTATCTCTTGGATTAGAAACTAGTGGTGAAGTAATGACTATATTAATTCCGAGAAATAGTACTGTACCAACAAAAAAATCGCAAACATTTTCAACATATTCGGATAACCAACCGGCTGTAACAATTCAAGTGTTTGAAGGAGAACGAGCAAGGACAAAAGATAATAATAAATTAGGTGAATTTACATTAACAGATATTCCACCGATGCCACGTGGTGTACCGCAAATCGAGGTATCTTTTGATATTGACGCAAATGGTATTTTAAATGTTACTGCTTTAGAAAAATCGACAGGTAAAAGTAATAATGTAGAAATTACAAATGATAAATCTAGGCTATCGAAAGAAGATATTGAGCGTATGACATCTGATGCTGATAAATATGCGGATGAAGATAAAGATTTTAGAGAGAAAGTAGAAGCTAAAAACGGTTTAGAGGGGTATTGTTTTTCGATGCAGAGTTCTTTTACTGATGATAAACTTGCGAAACTTGACGATGATGATAAAGAAACTCTAACTACATGTGTAAAAGATGCTCTTAAATGGTTAGAAGGAAATCAATTGGCTGAAACAGATGAATTTAATAATAAAAAGAAAGAAGTAGAAGATGTATGTAAACCGATTATGGAAAAAATCGGGGGAGAAGGTATGCCAGGAGGTATGCCAGGAGGTATGCCAGGAGGTATGCCAGGAGGTATGGAAGGAGGTATGGAAGGTATGGAAGGTATGGAAGGTATGGAAGGTATGGAAGAAATGATGGCTAAAATGGCTAAAGGAACCACGCCTTCACCAGAAGAATCAAGTGGTCCAAATATAGATGAAGTTGATTAAAAGTAAAAGTTTATTTTTATATATTATAATAAATATGACAAGTTATTATAATATGCAAAATTTTTTTAAAAGGTTTATTGGTCTAATAATCATAATTTTACTATTTTTTTATTTATATACATTATATATGCGAAACAAAAAAACCAATATAGTTGTATTTGATTTAGATGAAACACTAGGTCATTTTGTACAATTAGGAATATTTTGTGATGTATTAGAAGAATATTATAAACGAAAATTAAGTTCAAATGAATTTTATGAAGTAATGGATATTTTTCCCGAGTTTATTCGTCCTAATATTTTAAAAATATTAGCATATTTAAAAATCAAAAAACAAAAAGGTGAATGTAATAAAGTTATTATTTATACAAATAATCAAGGTCCAAAAGAATGGGCGCAAAAAATCCAAAAATATTTTGAAAAAAAAATAAATTACAAATTATTTGATCAAATAATCGCAGCATATAAAATAAATGGTGTTATTAATGAACAGACAAGAACAACGTATGATAAAACGTCGCGAGATTTATTAAATAGTGCGAATCTTCCGGACCATGCGGAAATTTGTTTTTTAGATGATTTATATCATCCATTAATGGATAATGATAATACATATTATATACATGTTGATCCATATACACATAATATACCGTTTAACGTAATGGCAGAACGATATTATAATTCAAAAAAACGAAAGTTTAAACAAATAGATCAACTAGATCAAACCAATTTTATTAATTTTATAGTTAAACAGTCGAATAAATATAATTTTCCTATTAAAAATAAATCATTACTTGCAATGAATAATGATAAACGAACCGATAAAGAAATATTTTATCATTTGCGAAATTTTTTCAAAATAAATAAAAAAAGACAAACAAGACGATCTAAACAAAAAAATAATATAACTAAAAAAAAAAGTTAATATTGCTCGGTCATGTTGTAAATAATTATTCTCACGTTTGGATGACAATAATATATATATATATATATTATTAGAATGAATAATATATATATATCCGGATTTATTATTTTTATATTAAGTATTTATACTATTTATACTATTTATTATACGGAAGGTTACAAAAAATTATTAAAATTATTTATGATAAAAAGCTGGGTAATGTCATTAATAATTACAATATTATGGTCTATATATATAATAGTATTTAATGCAAAAGGTTTAGTGCCAGAGAATGACGTGTCTACATTATATAAGTATAAAAAAGCAACTAGAAGAGCGATTATAGCGTTTCTAATTGCATTATTTGCATATTTAGATCTTACATTTTCAGCATATTGGCTTGTATGGATTGTTGCGTTTTATATTGATCAACCTGTTTAATATCTTGTTTTGTTTTATATATATCTAATGTTCTAGCACTACTATCATCCGCGTCAATATATTTAGGCATCCAAAAATATGGTATTAAATATCCTTTATTTGGATAAAACAATTCAAAAATTGTTCGATAATATAATTGTTCTAATGTTTGTGGTGGATTATGTGTATATTGGACATCTAAATTATATTCTATATTAGTTTGGGTTTTTACTCTCTCTTCAATAATTGTATACCACGATTTATTCAAACTACTTACACCATCGCTAAATGCTTCTTTTCTTCTCCATAATATATCTTTTGGCAATAATTCGTATTTTTCAAATGCTTTTCTAAATAAATATTTTTCTTGGAATTTATTTGTATCATATCTAATTTTTGAAGAGATTGATAAATATGTATCTACAAATTCTCTATCTAAAAATGGTGTTCTAGCTTCTAGTCCATTAGATGATATACATCTATCTGATCGTAATACGTCAAAATAATGTTGGTCGGTTAATAATCGTTTACATTCTTTATCAAATTCTAAATGATTTGGTGCACTATTTATATATAAATATCCACCCATAAGTTCATCACTTCCATCGCCATTAAATATTACTTTTGCTTCAGAATTTTCTGAAATATATTTCGCCACGAGATAATTTCCGACACTTGCTCTAACCGTAGTAGTATCATAACTTTCAATCGCTTTAATTACTTCTGGAATTTGATCGAAAAAATCTGCTTCAGAAACTATAATTTCCGTATGTTTTGTTTCGAGATATTCCGCGACGATTCTTGCATATTTTAAATCTTCTGAACCTTCTAACCCAATACTATATGTTTCTAATGTATTTTTATAATATTTTTGCACTAATGCACATACTATACTACTATCTAATCCACCAGATAATAAACACGCGATAGGTCTATCAGTTGTCGTTACCCGTTTTTTTACGCCATCACAGAATTTACTATATATATTATTTAAAATTTCTGCCTTATTTTCTTCATTATTTTTATGAATTACTTTATGTAAATTAAATGTATTATAGTTTATCTTATTAACCATATACCATTTATTACTATCAGATAATTCGAATGATAAATATTCGCCTGGTAAAATTGGATTGATAGATAAATTTTCACTAAATTCAGTTAATTGTTTTATTTCTGACGCAAAACCGATTAAATCATTCTTAGTTCCAGATTTTAATTGTTTATTTAAAATCGACTCAGAATTATATAAATAAAATAATGGTCTAACACCATATGGATCGCGAGAAATAAAAATATTATTAATATTATAATCAACCAAAATAAATGCAAAAACTCCATCTAATAAATTTAATGTATATTCGATTCCATATAACATATATAAATATATAATTATTTCACAGTCGGAAGCAGTTGTTTGATTATATCTAATATTATTAAATAATTCTTTATAATTATAAATTTCACCATTACAAATCAACAATATATTATTGATATAAAATGGCTGATTAGAATCTTCGGATAACCCATTAATAGATAATCTATGAAACCCGATAAAATTATTATTCGTTGTATTAATCTGTGAATTATCTGGTCCTCGATTTTTTGACTTATTAAATTGTTCTACAATATAATCATGCGAAAATGTTTCATTATTATTTAATAACGCGAATATACCACACATTATTAATATTATTATTATATTACATTTAATCTTTAGATTTGTTTTATTATAAGAGTATAAGATATATGGATAGAACCGACGAATTAAATTCGCGAATTTTTGAGAGAAATAATATATCGAATAATTTAAATATTCGATTTGATCCTCGTTCGCTATCTACAAAATATACATTACCACAATCAATTAATGAATTAAATAATTTCAAAAATTTGACTTCTGATAATAAAATCGGATCATTAGATGAATATGCTGAAAAAATTAATGACGAATCTATATTAAGAAACCAAATTTATCCTTTACAAAATTGTTCTTCTAATCAATATATTCCAGATAAAAACAGCGATTTATATAATTATGAAATGACTAATACAAATAATCCAACGCAACAATTATTTCCTGGTTTATTTAAGAAAAATATATTTAGTAAATCCGAAAATTTAGATACTTCAGAAAATTTAGAAAATTCAGATAATTTAGATAATTTAGATAATGACAAAAAACAGTTATTTAATAACGATACTAGACAACAATTAAAAAATAGCTAATATTTATATATTATGAATAATGAAAAATATATAAATAATATTACATTAGAATACTTACTGAATCCAATTTTATATGAAAAAATTAATGATACAAATAATAAGACATCGAACAAATTAATATTAGACGATATACTCTTCTACAGACAAAGAATTTGTAAACTTACAAAAGATATGTGCAAAGATAATTATACGAATAATAATTTAAAAAATATATTTATGAATTATGCGACAGCAATTGTTTATTATTTAAAACAATTAGATGAACAGGATATTTTACAAGCAGAATACGATAATTTACAACTAACAGATAATGAACATTTAGACCCAGCATTAGACCCAGATTTAGATCCATCATTAGACCCAGATTTAGATCCATCATTCTACCCAGATTTAGATCCATCATTAGACCCAGATTTAGACCCAGATTTAGACCCAGATTTAGACCCAGATTTAGACCCTTTAAAAACATTTAATAACATATTAATAAATAAACCAAATGTAACGAAAAATTTAGACAATTTTGTTAAACGAATTAATGTTGAACCTATTAAACAAATTTTACCAAAAAAACGAGTTGTTAATATTAATAATCCAGCGCTAAAAACCAAAGGAATAAAACCCAAAAAAATAAAAGAAAAATCTTATACTAATATAGATGAAACATTTAAAGAATAAAACAAAAAAGGCAACAAAAAAGGCAACAAAAAAGGCAACAAAAAAGGCATTTAAAAAATTACAATGTAGTCCAAAATCAGATTTTGATTTTACTTGTTATAATAAAAATTCTCTTGAAAAATTAAAACAATTATGGAATATAAGACACCCTGATGTAAAAATATTAACTAATAATTCTAACGAAATATGGTCATCATTAAAAAATAACATGCATAATACGTGTTCTAATGAAAAATGTTGGTTAAAACAAGAATTTATGAAAAATAAATCGAATAAATTATTAGATGTAAATACATTTGCCCCAAATTCACCGTCATCTTGGAAAAAAAACCCGAATACTTGGCTAACTAGCATTGATATTAATAAAGTAATGCAACAATATGAACATAAATTTCCGAATTTCATATTTTTAGGACCTTCACCAATTGATTTTGATACAAAAAAATTATTTAGTCAATGTGTATGGAATGAGTTATGCAATTTTGATTTAAAAGAGCATATTAATAATAATAAACAAAAAATAGGTATAGTATTTAATACTGACCCACATTATTTAGAGGGATCTCATTGGATTTGTATGTTTATTGATATCAAACAAAAATACATATTTTATTTTGATAGTAATGCGGATAAAACACCCAAACAAATTAATAAATTAGCGAAACGAATAATTAGTCAGGGTAAAACATTAGGTATTGATTTTAAATATTATAAAAATAAAACCGAACATCAAAAAAGTAATACCGAATGTGGTATGTATGTATTATATACTATTTCTCAGCTTCTTCAAGAAAAAATGACACCACAATCATTTAATAAAAGGATACCAGATAAAGATATGGTTAAATTAAGAAAAGAATTGTTCAACTAAGGGGGGACCCCCAGCTACGCTAAATTTACGTATTTAAGGGAGAAGCGGTGACTCCGCGACTGTACCCCTTAAACCCCCAGCTACGCTAAATTTACGTATTTAAGGGAGAAGCGGTGACTCCGCGACTGTACCCCTTAAACCCCCAGCTACGCTAAATTTACGTATTTAAGGGAGAAGCGGTGACTCCGCGACTGTACCCCTTAAACCCCCAGCTACGCTAAATAATTTGCAGATTGGATTTAATTCACTGGTAGTCGTTTTAAATGTTGAAAAAATATTTATATAAATATTTATAATCATATAAAAATAAATATATATTTTTATATAATGGCAGAAAGTTTTCTCTCAAATGAAAATAAGGCAATGATATGGCAATTATTAAGTGAGAATAATGCGTTTAATAATATACCCAATAATTCTTTTGATCAAGTTAGAAAGACATATGAAAATATATTAAATCAAATTTCTACTATGCAAAATATTAATTTAACCGATAAAAATAAATTAACTATATCTGAAATGCTAAAACAAATGGGTAAATATAAAATTAAAAAAATATCTAGACCATTAGAAGAAGTTAAAATACAATTAGACAAAGATTTCGAAAATAAACAAGAAGAATTTATAAATTTAGTTAAACGACCAACACAAGCAGAGATTGAATTTAATGATAAAACAGATACTCCATTAGATAATGATGATATGGAATCTAAATTAAATAATATGATGAGAATGAGACAAGACGAATTAAATCAAATTATTCCAGAAAATAATAATAACAATAATAATATTCCTGAAAATAATAATAACAATATTCCTGAAAATAATAATAACAATATTCCAGAAAATAATAACAATATTCCAGAAAATAATAATAATAATAATAATTTAGATTGTCTTGATTATATGTGGAGTCAGTGGGGTGATACTACAAATAAAAACTTAGAAATAAGTAATTTAAAAGAAAAAAAAGTATCATTTGAACTAGATAAACTAGATAAAATTTTACTGAACCAAGAAATTATAATGAAATTATTAAATAACTTAACACAAAATAATACAACGGTTAATGATGTAGATTCGCAAAATTATAATAATTAAATATTCTCTTACGAGTTATTATATCTGGTCCAATCTTATCAATAATATGCGGCATTATATTTATTATCCATATATCAGATAATGCATAATTTGTATTGTTTGAAAACTGTTTCCCTAACCATAATACATAACTAATGTATTTTTGTAATGCAATATTTGCTGGTGTGATTGTTGATGTGATTGTTTTATGAATTGAAATATTCCAAAATTGTTTTGTTGCATATAAATTAGTCCATTCTTTGGCTATAGTTTTCCATTGTATATTATTTATATTAAATCGTTTTTGAATTTCTAATACTTTAATATTATCATTTATATTACATATTATTTCCGGTTTCGGTTCTAACATTAACGAATATATGCTAATTATCATAGATCGAATCGTTTGTGATGGCACCCATTCGTTATTATTATATATTCTAAAATAATCTTCACTATATAAATTCGGGTGATATATTGGAGTTAAAAATTTAATTGTAGGATGATCATAAGGATAATTTTCTGGAATTTTTATGCATAGTTTAAATATGCCATCTTTATATGGACTATTATCTGGACCTCGTATATTACAATATATTATTCTAGTATTTAGATCGTCAATATCTTCTACACTACAAAATGGTTTATTATTTGCATATAAATAATGTGTCGTATCATATAATAATTCCTGAAGTTCTTTATTTATACGATTGGAATACGTGTTCATTTAATCGTAATCGTAATCGTAATCGTAATCGTAATATTAATTGAACGTTTTAATGTTTAATAAAATATCAATTTTATTATTTATATATAAATAATAAAATTGATATTTTATTA